TCCACTTGATTGCAGATTATATCTTTTAGATACATTATAAGAACTTCCCCCACTTCCTTGAGTTGCTCCATTTTGACTAATTATAGTTATATGAATTTTTTCACCACTACTACTACCAGAATTAGCCATTCTAAGACCATAAAATCTTAAATCAAAACCAATAACATTTGATCCTGTAGTTGTATATTCTGATGGAACTAATAAATTAAGAGTACTAGCAGGAGAACTTGTTGTTAAATCTACCCTATCACAAAGTCTTACACCTTGTTGACTATTTATAGTAAAAGGATTACTAGCTGATTGTGCAGTAAGAACACCTGAACCATTAGTCACAAAAGTCTGTTGATTTGCAGATAATGAATTAGGAAATGACATAGTTGTATTTCCATCTTGAGTTTTCACAGGCAAAAGATCAGATGTAAAAGCTAAAGTTCCTGCTGTATCTGTTGATTTTACTTTTTGACCACTACTTCCGTCTGCTGTGAACCAAGTTATAGCAGGAGCAGAACCTCCTGTGTTATGTTGTAATTGATTTACTACTACTCTACTCATATTATATTCCTTTTAAATTAACCTGGATATGACCCATTATCTGACATAAGAACATAAAGCTCACAGACTCCTTCGTTCCAATTTTGACCACCAGGAAGTTGCCATTCAAACTGCCATGGTAGGTCAGTAAAATATTCGTAACCTTGACCACTGCCTTGCATCATATTTTGCATCCACATATGAAGCTGTGTTGTTTTGTAAGCATTATTGTTACTATTAGAATAGTTCATCCAATAGTTATATTGTGGATAAGATATACCAGGAAAAATCCACATTTCTCCTAATGATGCTTTACCATATCTAGTTGTACTACCACTATCAGTAAACTGTATAGTGCTACTTCCCCATGAATTTTGTAAAGCTGTATAATTTAAATTTATATAACTATTATAGGAAGTACTTGTATTTCCTAAACCTTGATTTTGATTATATATTCCATTGTAATATACATTCTGAGCATAACTTCCCCCCATATCATTTCCTGCTTGATTTTGAGCCTGTATTCTGTAAGTTGCTGTGCTAGTAATACCCAAGCCAACCCATGTAAAATAATAACCAATAGGATAATCAGTATTAGTTCCAAAAGGAGTAGCACTACCAGGTTGACCACTACCTCCTGCTGACATTAAAAAGTTTTGTGAAGTACCATCAGTAAGAACTTCATATCTATCTGCTAAATAATAACCATAAGTTGATCCAACTTTCATAGGATTGCTTGGTGCACCACCATAAACAAGTGTTCCTGCTCCATTACTTTGTAATACCTGTCCACTACTTCCTGCTTGAGCAGGCATATTTGTTACTTGACCAGTACTAGCATTCTTTATTCCTGATAAAGAATTAGTCCATCCTAATGCACCTGAACCATCTGTTTTTAATTGATCATTAGCTGATGGATTAGCTGTAGGTAAAGTGTATGTTGCTCCTCCACTGTATTGAATTTGATTTACTACAAGTTTAGACATACTATTCTCCTAAGTATTTAAGGTGATTGTTTCACCTAAGTTTAATACAGCGTGTTGTACTGCGTCAATAACTTCTAATGAATCAGGTATTGTTAAAGTTCCTGTTACATTTAGTTCACCTAAAGAAACAGATGAACCAGTAAGTGTTGCTGTTGTTTGAAAAGGACATATTTCATTTGAATAAGCTGTTTCTGTTATTGTCCATGTAGCATTATCAAAAACAGTTACTTGACCATTTCCAACTATTTCTGTTCCGTTTTTTCCTAACCAAACTGCTCCTAATGTAAAACCTCCTGTTGTTTCAGGTATAATTTTTTGATCGCCTGCAATAGTTCCTGAAGCAGAAGATATATCAACAGCAGATAAAACACCTGCTTTTTCAGCTGGTAATGTTACAAAAACATCTTTTTCACCTGAACCAAAATTTACTAAATTATTTGAATTAGAAGATTCAAAAACAAAATCTCTACTAAGAGTAGTTCCACTAGTTGTGTAAGTTCCTATTCCTACTTCCCAAGTATAATTGTTTGAGTCTACAATAGCGTACTGAGTTCTACCACCATTTCCTATAACAGCAAAAGTTTGAAATCCATCTTTAGCACCTGCAAGAGTCACAGTTCCTGTGCCTGTTGTAGTAGTAGTTTCTTTTACTCTATCTGCTATTTCAAGACTAAAGTGAGGCATTTATGCAAGCCTTATTATAGCATTTGTTGCATCAGCAGTTGGAAACTGAACTGTAAAATCACCACTTGTAGATGTTTTATCAGCACCAAAATCTAAAACAGCAACAGCCGCATTTGAAAGATTTGTATTATAAATAAGTGCTCCTCTTGCAGTAATAGAACTAGCTGACCAAGTAACATCACTAAAATCACAAAAAGCTGTAGTGCCTGAAGTAGCAGGTGTTGCATTAGTTAATACTTTTCCACCTGATACATAATTAGTTCCACTAGCTTCGTTAGAGGTTGTAAACACAGTGCTACTTGCGTCTAAACTTGCCGCATTTGTGTATAAAGCAATTTTAAATGTATTACCACCTGCACCAGAAGTTTTAAAATTGTGACCTCCTTCTAAAAGCTGTTGCTTAAAAGAAGTAGTCATTGCTTGCGTTATCGCCATTATAATCTCCTAATTATGTCTGAGCCACATTTGTGACCTTCTTTTTCTAATGTGTATATTAATGTACTTCTATCTGATTGAACAGCTTTTTTCATATAATCTAATACAACACTGTAAATACTATTTTTAAACTCTTTTGCCTGTTGTTGCAAGACAGGATCAATATTATCTGAATATTGTATAATTCTATTAGTTGCTTGTTCTGCCCAATACTCTGCTGAGTGTCCTGAATTTTCAGTTGTTGAAACAATTACACTGCCTACAGATAATCCTATGTCACTCATAATATATTTCCTTTACTGAACTATTTGCCTTGGTTGACCAAATCTATAACTATCTTGCATATCTTTTCCTGCTGATTCGTTTCTTAATCTAGCAAGAGCTTCTTGATATTGTTTTTCATACTCTGCTTGCATTTCAGGTTGACCTTTTAAAAATAAATTTGCTTGAACTAAAGAACCATAAAGTAAACATTCAGGTGCATTTGTTCCTAACCATGTTTGTCCATTAGAAGATTCTGTAATAGACGGAGGATTATAAAAATAATGTAACTCAGTTGTATACCCATTTGTAGGTGTAGGAGCTAACATAAAAGTATCATTATCAAATAATGCATAATATTTAGGCTCACCTTGAGTAGAAGCGTTAGGATATGCTTCTCTTAAAAAAGCTACTTCTTTTAATAATAAAAAAGATTGTTTACTATTACTTGTAACAGATAAAGAAAAAGGTGCTAAAAAATCAGAAGGTGTAGAAAGATATTGAGTACCTGCTGACATTTGACCTTCTACATTTTTTCTAAAATTAGGTAACTGACAAGTTCTAAGTATTCTATCTTCTGCACTAACTATAAAATTATTTATATTATTATTAAATGTAGTTTCATCTGTATTAGTATAATCTTTAATTGCTTGTACTAATGTGGTATAGGTGTATGACATAATTTAGCTCGTTATTACTGTAACACTACCAACATCGGTAGTTATTATTAAATTTCCTCCACCACCACCATTACCATTTCCAACAGGATCAAAAGAAAAAAGTCTTCTACTTTCATCTAAATTTTGATCAGGTCTTGCGTAAGGCAATGCTTGTGCATCTTGAAACACATATCTTCCCTGAAAGTTTTGAGCCGCATCTTTATCCCAAACATCTTTACCTACTAAAAATCCTGTAGGGTTACCTCCCACAAATTCTCTTTTTAGATCTTTTAAAGGATAACGAAATCCTGTTCTGTCACAAAATCCAAAAGCATATTTTCCTGTTGCATACTTAACCATTTACTGACCATAACTGTAGCTATAAGGAACAAATTGAACAGTTGCTTTTACTCTATCTTCTTCAGCAGCTAATTGAAATTGTTCTTCATAATATTCTTTTAACAATACTACTCTTTCTTTTGATTCAGGTCTTTTAATTGCTATATGCAAAGCTAAACCTGCAACTAAAGCAGGAAGAAATCTAACAGGAACATCAGCATCTAAACTTGCTACATCTCCCATATCTTGTATTCTTCTCAAATAATAGTATACAAATTTATAAGGTTCAGCAGAGTCAGGTACTGGCCAGAAATTAACTTCAGGTCTTTCTCTTTGTCTGTTAATCCAAACTTGAATAGGCTTTCCTGTTGTTAGTTTGTTTGGTATTCCTGAGTAAGTAGAATTACTAATTCTAGTAACAGGCATATCTGTTTGAGAAGTAGAGTTACCTTCGTTTGTTCTAATAAATTGTTCTATTAAACCTACAGCGTCTGTTTCTATATCGTATTTAGCAGTTCCTGCAACAATAGTAATTTCACCTTTTTGTACTGTCCAAAGGTTAATTCCTCTATTTTGCCATTCCAAACAAAGTAAATTTAAAGATCGTCTAGCAGTTCTAAGATCGTAACCTGTACGCATCTCTAATCCTGCTCTCTCAAATGCTTCCTCGCAAATCTCCCCTATGTCTAAATTGAATGTCGAAGTTCCTGAAGTTGCCATTTAATACCTATTTAATTTATCTTATTTATCCTTTTTATCAGAATATTTGTCTAAAAGAAACATAAGAAATTCTTTTCCATATTGTATATCAGAAAAACAATGTGTAAAGCTAGTGCCTTCTGCAAAAGGATCAATTACCTGCATAATAGCTTGACCATTGACTTGTTCGTCTAATCCAAGATTTCTTGCATAATCATCAAAAAATTTATATCCACGAGCACGAGCTAACCAATGAACTTTTCCATCATACAACTCGTGTTGTGCTAGTGCCCAATTATGTTTATGCCCTGATATATATAAATCAGCATCACTTTGCCACTTAGCTTTTTTCATTTGAGCATGAAGCGGATTCCATTGTGAATGACCTGGCATATCGTGAGCCGTATAAATTTTACATTGTCTTCCATTGGGAAACTCAAGACATATTCTTGCATCCCAAGGCTCATATATTGTATGTTCTGATTTCATATATGTAATAGGATCACCTGCTCCTGACCAGAGATCGTGGTTACCTCCTACTAATAAAAGAAAGTCTCCTTCCTTTACAAGCCATTCTACGAGCTTCCAACTGGTCTCAGCAGAAGTGTCCTGATTGGCGTAGAGCCTACCCAAGCGACCCACCCAATTATTTTGTAAATCTCCCAAACTGCAACCTTTTATATTAGGATGAGAATTTATTATATCTAAATCTCTTCTAAGAGTTACCCAATCACATCCATTATCATCAATATGAGGATCACCTAACCAAACTAGTCCTATAGGTTCATTCTTTTGTATTTTAATTTTATGCCACTTTGTTTTTTCTTTTTTGTTTTTAGCTCGTGTAAATCTCTTAGTAAGGTGATCTATATATTCTTCTATATCATCTTCTGCATCAGGATTAATACTTTCAAATCTTGGAGCAAAAACATCTTCTGAATTAGGAACTTTATGTTTAAAATCTTTATTCCAAAACTCATCTTCAGTAATATCCCATCTTTCTTTAGCCATTGTGCAATGAGAACGATAGGTAGTTAAAGGCATACCTAAGTCTTGTGCCGCTTTCTTTTGCGTTCCTGATATTAAAAATTGATCTAAGGCGTTGATTAATACTTGGTCTTTGACTGCGTGGTTTCCCATAAGTCCTCCCTAATATGTTATTAATTCCACTTATTTCCTGCCGAAGGTTTAGTGGATGGTTTTTTAACTGCACCACCAGTTGCCATTCCTTGTCTTCTTAATGCAAAATGTAAACCTCTAAGGTATTTACCTTTATCGGTATTTTTCATAAAGGATGGATCTTTAGCTATATCAGAAGATGATCTTCCTCTAGAAGCCCTTCTTGCTCTTGAATCACTAAATTTAGTTTTTGATTTATTTTTATAATCAAACTTTTCACCTTCATTAACAAGTCTTTTCAGACCTTTCTTTAACTTAGGATCATCATCTATTCTTTTTTTGTTTTTTTCTTTTGCATCATCTTCAAAAGATTTTAACTTTTTATTTACAACTGCACCAGGATATTTTCTATTAAGTTTTTTTTCTTTATCGGTAAGATTTTCTTTTATTTTTTCTGTTCTTCTTTTTGTTTCTTTCTTTTTCTGACCTTTTCTAATTTTTTTATTTAATTGATCTTGTTTAAACCTAGCTTTAGCTCTATCTAATGCTTTTTTACTTGTATATCTTTTGCCTTTATACCTGTAGTTAATTTTATCTGAATCTTTTTTTTCTTCTGCCATTGTAATTATCCGTAATATTTTTTAAATGAAATAATAATTGTGTAAGTGTCATTACCTGCCGCACCAACTGTAGTAAAAAGAATATCACCATTAGTGCCTGCTGTTTCTGAATCTCTTAATGAAGTAAACTCTTTAAAACATATT